GGATGACCTCAGCCCTGAGCATATGCTCAACCCTTATCACATTGGAGAATTAAGATGGTAGAATCATTCAATTCTGTGCACGCAAGTGCGGGGAAGAGAGTGACATACCATGTATCTGGGATCGTAATCACGACCCAGATCCAGAACCAGCTAATCTCTCGAAGAGGTTGGCAGGATTCTCTTAGTTCTACAGGTGGGCCACCTTATCCAGATAAGTACTGGACTAAGGAATTCGTGCGTAATGATTACGCACGAATTACGGGGAAAACCGACGGATTTCCGTTTTATGATCAATACACTGGGTATGCTGTAGAGCATCCCAATGTTGATTATGGTTTTCCAGAGTGGCAGTTTTACCTTAACAAGGCTTTGGCAAACATCAGTACTTCTTCTGGTGTTCTTTCATTGCCCAATTTCATTTGGGAGCTCAGGGAGCTTCCCCAAATGATTAAGGATGCTGGTCTCGTCCTCTTGGGTAGACCTTCGGGTCTTCGTCCTGATAAGGTTCATCTTACCGAAACTTTCGGTTGGAGTCCTCTTATTTCGGACCTTCGCACACTTGCGAATTTTGGTCAAGAAGTCGAGAACGAACTACGACGCATCTACAAAGCGTCACAGTCCCACTCAATTAGCGGAAGGATCACTACACAGCACTTTGGACAACAATCCGTCGTGCAAACCTCTCGCATGAACTACTATCAGTTCAGTGACATGAGGCGTGATGTATGGTTTTCAGCTAAGTTAAACCCTTCCTACTCTCTTCCTCGATTTGAAGATAGTGGAGATAGGGTCGCTTGGGCTCTTGGCTTTCACAATGCTAAGAAAGCATTGTGGGATGCCTTACCATGGTCCTTCATGATCGATTACTTCGCTGGCATTGGCGACCTCATAGAGGCTGCTGATGCTGTCGATGATGTTAGTAGTATTTGCATCATGTGCAAAGACTACTATAACGATCGTGTTACGCTAGTTCCCGGGTCAGGTTGGGAGAACGTTCTCACCCATGATGGATCACGGAAGACCGAGCGCAAGATGCGCAGAGTCTACACGAATCCTAGGGCAGTTCCTTCTCTTGCTCTGACCACCCTGGCTTCCAAGCTTCCCATATTGGGATCCCTGGTTAGCGCCAATGTGTTCAGGTAGTTAACTCTACCACATCATGCATACTGCATGCTCTTCAGTCCGGTCTTCCTTGATCGGTCTGGACATGAACGTCGGATGACGTCCAGATCCAAACATCAAATATGGAGAACCCACATGTTGACTTCACCTATCACGGCTACCTATGATTCGGAGAGCATCTCGCTCAACCGTATCAACCAGGACAACTACTCTGCCGAGTACTTCGGTCAGACGGCCGCCGGAACCGAGCGGATCACCCTTAAGGTGGCCCATACGATTCCGAAGCGGGGTGGGGATCAAGAATCCCACCTTGTCCGTGTCGATGTGGAGCATTTTGACGCCGAAGGCGTCTATTCGCACACATCGTCCGCCTGGGACGTCATCAAGACTTTCGATGGCGTTCAGGTCGCAGCCGATTCGATTTTGGCGTATGATCTGCTTGTCGATATCCTCGACAGTTCGACCATCGCCGCCGTCGTCGGCCGGCAGTCGTGAAAGCGCGTAGCTAAGTACTTCGTACTTAGCCGCACGCGTTACGGAAGATTCTACTTTTCTTCCGTATAGGGTGATTTCCAACGCCTCTAGCTAAGGAGCCGTTAACAATGGAAATCAATCAACCTGTGGACCTTGTGCTCTACTACAACCTTTGCAGGGATGTAGCAGAAAGGCACGAGGATCTGCAGTCCATTCCAATCACCTTCTACCGTAAGGTAGAGAAGATTGTCCTGACTCGAGGGAAGGAGGAACTACTTTACCTCCAACTCCCGAATGTTGGTAAGCTCTTCGATAAGAGCCTATCAACTGGACAACTTGACCTTTGGGAATTCTCAAAGGTTATGAAGGTTCGAAACTTTCAAGATTCTTGGATTTTCCGAACCCTTCTTCATAGGTGTATAGGTAGCTTTGGCGAGGTAGATAGGGACATCGATGTTTCCATCGTTGCATCTATCAGACAACTCCTATTTTTCTTTAAGAGGGCAAAAGTGCCTTTTAAAGAAGGGAGTGTAGAGGAGCATGTTAATGATTTCGTCAAGATTGACACCTCATTACGCACGCCTCATCTCGCGTGGGATAAGGATGCTTTCCCCTTCTGTCGAAAGACATTTGAGGGCAGCTTCTTATCGGGGGAGTTGGATATCTATGCAGATATCCTTCCCTCCCGCTTTTGGACTACACTCGACCGCGTATGCGGACGTTTATGTCCTCAAGCCCGTGTTGACGTCTTCGACGTCATACCAAAGCATGGACCCGGGGCCGTTTCTGATGTACGGACGGGCCGAGATAAGTTCTCGGCTCATTCGTGGCCAGCTAAGCTTGGAAGATGTTTTGACCCTGCCTATTTCCGTTCCTTGAACGAATTTAGGTTTCATGAGGACATTGTTCTCACAGAGTTAGAACATCCCTGCGCTTTGTTGGCTGTGCCAAAGACCTATAAAGGTCCTAGGCTCATTGCATCAGAACCGACATACCATCAGTTTCTCCAGCAGGGACTGATGAGGTGGATACGGAAGAACTTACCATATCCACTCAGGCAGAGTATAGACTTCACTTCACAGGAGCCATCAAAGGCTGCTGCACTTGAAGCTAGTCTATCTGGTAGACTTTCAACAGTTGACTTATCGTCAGCTTCTGATCGTCTGTCGTGTTGGACCGTGGAGAGAGCCTTCTCGGCAAACTTCTCGTTCCTCTCGACTCTGCAATCAGTAAGATCTCGATATCTCGTAGATCGAACTGGTACAGACCCAGAACTATCCCTTAAGCTGCGAAAATTTGCAGCTCAAGGTTCTGCTGTAACATTTCCTGTGCAGACAATCGTTTACGCTATGATTTGTGTGGCCTCTATTATCTACGATAATAGAGAACCTGTCACAAGGCGTAGTGTAGATCGTGCGCTAAGAAATGTCCGGGTGTTCGGTGACGACATTGTCATATCGTCACAGAACGTTGCGACGTTGAGCTACGCCCTTGCTGCAATGCAGCTGAAGGTTAATGCGTCAAAGACGCACAGCCAAGGGTACTTCCGCGAATCTTGCGGCATGGACGCTTATCACGGCCATGATGTTACTCCAGCATATGCTGGAGCAGTAGCTCTCCCGGACCCAAAGAAACCGGAGTCCGTTGTTAGTTGGATCGATATTTCGAATCAACTTCATCGGGCCGGCCTTTGGAAGACCTCATTCTGGATGCTCCAGCAGGTCCCCCCTAACATTAGGAGGAACTTGTTCTATTCTGGAACAGAGGGTCCGGGTATCCGTGCCTTTACGTTCTGCTATGGGTCATACTCTCCTG